GGTGTTGGGCATGTAGCCGTCGGAGCGGTTGTAGGCTCCGGCCATGGTGATGGCCCAGGGACCGAGGGTCTTGGTGGCGAGGAGGGAGGCTTTGGCGGTGCCATGGGAGCCGCCGCTGAGTTCGGCCGCGAGGTGGTCGCGGTATTCCTCGTTCACCACGATGTTGATGCCGCCACAGAAGGCGGTGATGCCCCGAGCCATGAGTTGGGCGGGCGAGAGGAGCTCGACGCGCTGGACCATGGTGATGTCGACGGGGATGTCGAGGAGGTGGTGTCCGGTCTGGGCGTCGGTGAGGTTGACCCCGTTGAGGAGGAGCACCATTTGGTCGAAGGTGCCGCCACGCATGGAGAGGTCGCCTTGGACGTCGTTGCCGCCGCGCGAGCGGAGGTCGACGCCAGGCAGGAGCGACACGAGGTCGCCTAAGGAGCGGACGGAAGCGTTGGAGAAATCGTGAGCGGTGAGTACCGCCGCCGGCTCAGGGGAGCCGAAGAGGGTGTCCGCCGAGGCGAGAATCTCGACGGCGGGCAGGAGGCGTTCGTCGGTGTCGGTGTCGGTGTTGTCACACTCTACAATATCAAGGCCATAAGCACGACAAGCGGCGATAATATCCGCATTACTGGCGTTGACCTTATAGGACTTGATTTCGACCACCTTAGAAACGCTCTTAATCATGATATCCGAAGAGTTAACACTGATACCGTCGTTCTCATAAGAATGAACGATTGCGCGCTTGATATCGCGTGCGTTCTTGCTATTGAACCCTTCCGCGCCATAGTTTGCGATGCGCATACCCGACTTATCACGGATAACCACGTCAGCATTAAAGTTGTAGTAGTTGGTCTTGGTGTTAATTCGCTTGCTCATTTTTTGGCTCCAATCCTTTTGTTTTGAAATGCCCTTTGCATTTCCTTATCTAAGATAATATACGCTTACGCTTGCTTTTGCAAGCACTTTTTATTTCTTTTTCGCTGTCACAGTTGCTACACATTTGATAATCAGGCAAATGAGATAAACGCCAATTCCGTATGTGTAGGCGTGCGAAATCCACCAACTAGCGAATAGATTCATGACGCATCACCACACATAGCAATCTAGCAGATACTTAGCACAACGACTATCAAAATCATATCGCGTATAAGCTGCGTTACTCATATTCCACATGTAATTGTCAGGGCATACAATCCGCCTACAGTCATAAACGCGAATACCATAGAAGAAATTTAGCTCTGATAGCCATTGACTATACTGTTTGCTAGTAGTCCTTGACCACTTGCGGGCACGTGGCGATTCAAACAAACAATCTTTCTCGCGGTCATATATCGCAATGATTGTGTTATATGACTGTAGCGCGATGATGTTAGACGTTCTAATATCATCACCATCGTAAAGAAACCATGCTTGCTTACGTCCGAATTGCTTTTTCTTCAAATCCATTTTTCCTCCATTTCCCAAACGGTGTTTTCATTGTCAACGATGAATAAATCATCATTGGCCGCGCAATTACAAAGAGAACCATACTTGTCAAACATACGACAAATATAATCTGCGAAATTACGCTCTTTAACCATAGGCGAACGAACGTTGCCGCATGTGTTCCAATGCCACGAACGATAAATCGTATTGGGCGGTTGAATGAATATCCATGTTGTTTCTGTACATCCGTTTGGTAGTAACGAGCAAGTGTTAACATCAAAGCCATATACAAACCAATGTTTATTGCTACGTTCTGACATGGAGAATTCTATTTGATGCTTGTTTGCGTAGCCTTGAATTCTCCACGCTAGTTCTAGTTTCGTAAGCATTTCAGGAACCTACTTTCTTTAGCTTGTTTGGCCTGACGTTTGTCCTAGTCTCCGCTATATAGTGGAGACTAGGATTAGATATTCTTTTCTCAAGGTACCCTAGATAGGCACATGAAATGGTATTGATAGCCTAAGCAGAAAAAAAGCAAGGCTCTGCCAAGGTCACCATCTACCATTCAGTTTTCAATGTACCATCTACCTAATATATTAGCCATTCGGACACAAAACACAGCCCATATCCGTGTCTCCACACTATCTACACATAAATTGTCGAAAACTCGCCACATCCCTTGTACCATGTTGAAAACCCGTTTATGGGTACTTACTAGGGGCACTTATGTATAAAGCCTTATAAGTACCTTAGAACAAGTCATTTACCTGCGCAAACGTGGATAATGACAAAATGGCATAAAAACGTGCATAAAATCCGCGTCTGGGCGTCTGGAAATGAATATTGCACCGACCCAAACGGTACCCATGCCCGACCCAAAAGTTTTCAACAATTCGTAACCAATGTTGAAAAGTCCAAAATAGAACATATGTACTAATCCGAGCCCGACCGAACCTGAAAGAAAACTGAAAGACAGTTTGGGATAATTCCAAAATCTACTTTTCGACAATCTTTCGACAATGTTGAAAACTAGTGTTGAAAACGTTTTCGACAATCTTTCGACGTTCAAAACTTGTTCAAAAACTTTCGACAATCTTTCAACAATCTTTCGACAAGTGTTCGACAAGTTTTCGACAAGTTTTCGACAATCCAAAATAGAACACCTGTTTCCCCTATAAAACGCGCACGGAATCTCGGCCCATTCGCGCGTGTGGAAATCCTAATTTTTTGAAACCGCCGCCAGAACCTAAAATTCCAGCGGCGATTTCGCGAAGGGGTGGGTATCAAAAATCTCGAAATTATTTTTCTGGTCCCGAGATTCACTTCTCCGTAATATCTATGATGAAGTTATCGTCCTCGAAGCGATGAACCTTCTTAGGCACAGGAATGTCAACGGTTTCATCGGCTGGGACACCATCGCCCTTGGCATACTTCATCCATGCGTTTCCGTCCATGTATGCATAGTCAACATCGAGCAAATTATTGTAACCGTCCACGACACCGCGACTTGAGAACTGCCACATCGCCACGACGTCCCAAGGGTCGATGCCATATGGCAACTTCCTTTCGGGCTTGAAACCTACCTTGTCGTTCGTGGGATATCCGGCAATCCAAAGTCCGCACTTCTGCGGTATCGTGGTGGCGGTGAATCGGCTGAGATATGCGGCGCTGGCATAGACGATGGGATGCACTCCGGTTATCGCGTGAACCTTGTCAACGAAAACCTGAGCCCAATGACCCCAGTCGGGAATGGACTCACTTTCAATGTCAAGGATTGGCACTCCCTTTCCGAAGTAGTTCTTGCAGTTCTCATAGAAGTAGTTCGCTTCCTTTGCAGGGTCGTTGTTTCGTGCGAAGTGATAGAAGCCCCAAAGCAAGTCACACTTAATCGCTTCCTGAATGAACCCGTCGCAGCACTTGTCAACGTACCCGATTCCCTCCGTTGCCTTTGCAATCAGAAAGTCGATGTTTGGTGCTACCTTCTTCACGTCAAGGCCGGCTTGCCAATTTGAAATGTCGATTCCGTACAGCATGTTACCTCCAAAAGAGAAGAGGGCACGGCACCCGACACGCCGCACCCTCTGAGTTGGCTAATCCTCGGTCACGATTTCATCGTCGGGAATGACATAGTCCCTGCGCTCGATAAGTAAGTCAACAAGACCGCTGATAATCTCGATGATTCCGTTGAATGCGAGAATCATCCCAGCCATTATCCCAATGCAAAAGAAGATTGCAACTAGGACGAAAGCGCCAAAGTAGCTCAAGACTCTCCACTCCTTTCCTGTTTCTGAATGTGCGTCAATAGATGTTCCAATGTAACGTCAATCTTCGCTATGGCAACGGTGAGTTCCTTGATGGTCCTGTCGTACAGGTAGAACATTGCACATGCGGCGATGATGGGGAACCCCACGGAACCAATCGCCTGAATGAGCGCGTTGTAGTCCATTATATCACATCCAAAAGTTAGATGCCATACGGCCAAGACGCATTGAACCAGTAGTCCGCGCTTCCATAGGTGTAGCCGAGCATGACGCTGTCGCCGCTGATAACCATGTTGCTACCAGCGTTGCGCATCGTGCTGGCATTCTTGTTGTGGTAGCCACCTGCGCCAATCATGTTCATGCCGTAGGCGGTGTTACCTCCGTTGTGAGCCCAAGGCGGGAGGTCGAAGATGTACACCTGACTGTTGTTGTCCGCGGAGGTCGTGGTCAGCGAACCGGAAAGCGTGACCGTCTCGCCGTCCGTGACAATCATGAAGGTGCCGTGGTCAACGACGTTTCCGGTGAAGCGCGTAATCTTCTGCGCCCTGAACGACGGAACCTGTCCGGTCTTGAGGTACGAAATCACGTTGCGTGCGATTACCTGCTGACCGTCGTTGTTCACGTGCACGGTGTCGGTTGCCGTGTTGGGATAGGGCATGAGCCAGTTCCAAGGATGAGGAATCACGTTCGAATATGCGGCAAGCGCGCCGCTCTGAATCGGGGCGATAAGCAGCGAGCGGTTCTGGCTGGTGGAAGCGCCACCATTTGCCCAGTCGAGCGGGTTGACTCCCTTGAGCATGGCACCAACGTGAATTACTGCGTTGGGGAAAGAGGTCCTAGCGGCGTTGCAAAGTGCCGTGGTCGCGGTCTGCAACTGTGTCGCGTCGTTCATGTAGTCGTTGAAGCCGCCCATTATGATTACGTCGGTGACCTCGTTGTTGTTGAACGAACTGTCGGCAACAGCACGGTCAAGCTGAGTCGTGAAGTTACCTCCGTTTGCAACCGTGATTATACCCTGCTTTGGAGTGGCGTAGTTGTATACCTCGCACATGAACTCGTTCTTGATTACGGTAGGCCAGTTCACGGTCGCGCCAGTAGCGCTGGTGAGACTGTCACCGATAACGACAATCTTCTTGCTTGAGATTGCGGTGTTGTTGAATATCGAGGAAATCTTATGCGAAAGGACGTTGTCCGCTTCGATTCGCGCTGCTTCCTCGCTTGAGATGCTTGAAGCAAGTTGCATGTCGCTATCAATTCGCGCCGTAGTCTCGTTGGAAATGTCGGTCGCGTTCTGCGTGATTCGAGCGTCGAGCGCTGCGTCAGCTGCGATTCGGGCTGTAGTCTCGTTGGAAATGTCAGTAGCGTTCTGCGTGATTCTACCGTCAAGCGCGGTGTCTGCCGTGGTTCGCGCCGAAACCTCGTCGGAAATGTCGGTCGCGTTCTGCGTGATTCTACCGTCAAGCGCGGTGTCTGCCGTGGTTCGCGCCGAAACCTCGCTGGAAATGTCGGCCGCGTTCTGCGTGATTCTAGCGTCGAACGCGTACACCTCATTTCGATACTGTGCGATTTGGGCGTTGTAGTCTGCGGCATGAAGCCAGAAGTTGGCGTTTGTAATCTGCGCACCGATTGGCACCGCCTGTCGGCTTATGTACGTGTCACCCTGATAGAGAACCACTGTGAGTGGCTCGTATTCGCGCGTGTCATTCCACTCGGGCGGGTCGGCCAGAACGGGAATGTAGCGAGCGCCTATGTACTGCGTAACTGCCATGTTTTTTAAACCTCCTAATAGCCAGTGTTGTCTATTACGCCACGTCCATCGGTATGATAGCGAAGAATCAGGCGTCCATATGTTTCGCTTCCAAATACCGCTCCGGTGTCAAACTCAATGTCACTCCAAGACTCGGGAACATACGCGCAGAAATGACCGTCAGACGTGAGTCCGAAGAAAACCATCTGTGCGAACGTCTGCCATAACTCAATCTGGTGGTCGTTCATCCACTCAACAATAAGTTGCTCATAGTAGTCAAGAAAACCAGTGTCCTTGAACTGCTCGAAATCGTCCTCAAGTTGCTCGATTATCTCATGGTCTAGGTTAATTCTCTCACCAAGATAGTTGGAATACTCGGCAATCTTGTGCAGTTCCTTGCAGATGTGATGGATGCGCTGTTCCGCGCTCTTGACGTTCCAGTAGAATTGCGGAAGTGCTGGTGTGTACAGGTTGAATCCCCAATAGGGCAATATGGTGTTAGGCCGTGGGTATGCCATTTATTTCCTCCCTTCTAGTATGCATTGACGTTGACCGTGAGCAAGCAGGAAAACAGGGGCTCGATTTCCTCGATGATTAAGACGTCAACATCGTCATACGAACGTAGCCGCTCTGCTAGGTCGAGAATGTCCATCTGCCTTAACCGCTCGAACTCCATGTCGTTTCCGCTGCTTGCATAATCACCATTCGTGCCGTTCAGCTGAGTCTGTGGAAAGTCGCTATAGATGTTGCGCGACTTGTAGTATTCGGACGTTGCGCCAAGAAGCTCAGGATATTCGTCAAGGTACTTGTACATCATCATGTACTTCGGCATTATCTCACGCATCTTGCGCAGGAACTCGCGTTTCCACTCGCCCGGCGGTATGATTGCTATTTCCCTGTAATAGTAGTGGTCGAGAATCTTTGAGCAAAGTCGCGCGTGCTGTTCGTCGCTATATTGCGGGAACTTCCACGACTCGTCGGAAAGGTCGAACCAACCATCCTCGTACAACTCACCCAGCTTGATTGATGTTACTGCAAACCAGTCGGGGCGATTGCATTCGGAATCGAAGTCAAAAGGTGTCACGTTTTCCATGTTAACCCTCAATCGCTCGAACCTGCGTCTCGATGTTGTGCTGGAAGTTGAAGTTCTCGGACTCGTTGTCCTGTCGCCAAACCACCTGAATCTCGCCGTCAAGATACTCACCGAAACGCTCGTTCAGAAGTCGCGCGGCCTTTCGGCGTTCCTCTAGGCTGTTCATCTTGATTAGCGTGGTGGGCGATGCCTGAGCACGGATTTCGTCCTCCGTCATGCGCTCCGCCTTGAACAGCGAGTTCGTGATTCCAAGCATGGTGTAGATTCGGTTCCAGACGTTTACCTCGTCGGTCGCAAGTTCCTCGCCGATGTACTTGACTCCCGTGGAAAGCGCTTCATAGTCTATCGCTTCGATTCCATCGGTTGCCAGAATAGCTGGCTCCCCTCCTGCGACCTGCTTGAACATGTTCACCATGTCCTGACGCTTCTCCTGCGGGCCCTTCAGGATGAACGGAATCTGCTGGTGCATTCGGTTCATCCTCTTGGTCATGCGAAGGTGTGTCAGTTCGTTGGCGTACAGGTCGATGCCAGACATGATTGGAAATCGCGTCTCGTTGTCGTAGATAAGCACGCCGTTTCGACGGTCACAGTTGAATCGCGTTCCGTTGTCACCAATCGCAACCCAATTTGAGGCGATTCCGTACATGTTGGGACGTCCGTTGTCAGCGGCCTTTAGGCTAAGGAAGGTTCCGCGCATCTTTGACGGGAATGCGATGGTAGCGCAACCCTCCATCGCGAGCACCCATTCGAGATACCTCTCGTCGCACGTCCTCGGTAGGTTAATCCAGCGGAATCTGGACATTGCCATTTGGGTGATGATGTTCCTGTAGTACATGTACAGACGCGAGTTCAGCTGTGCCGACTGCCAGAACGCGCCGCTTTTGTCGTTCATCTGCCGATACATTGTCGGGGAAGCGGAATTGGTGTTGTTTCTATTGCGGTTCTTGCCGCCACGTTTAGACATTCTAATCCACTTCCTCTCCGGTCACGCTGGCGAACGGGACGCTCATGCTCAACAGTGATTTTAGCATGTCGGTCGATTCCTGTACAGCCTGCGTGTGCGCCTGTATGAGTGCGCGTCCGTTCTCTGCGGCCTCGTCCATGTGCGCGTTTGCCGTGGCGTCCTGCTCCGCCACGGAAACCTTGTAGTCGATGATGCTCTGAATCTCGGCATCCGACATGCCCTGATAGGTGTCCAGTTCCAGCAGCACGTTAATGTCGCGGACGTACTCGATGATTTCGCCGTCAGTTGTCATAGAAATCAACCCTTCCAATCTCGTCGGGATTTCGCCACACGGTGACACCACGTAGGAATATCTCCGAAATCGTGTTGTTCACAAGGTTGGTGGACGAGCGCCTATCGTCAAGCCAAATGTCGCTCGCCTTCCAGTAGGTGAAGTGCTTCATCAGGTTAAGACCGGAATCACGCACGTCCCAAGATTGATTCAGCGCATACCCATATCGGGCGAACATGTCACCAGCCTGTCGAATCGCGGAATCGCTCTGCTTTCGCACCTTGACCTGTATACCACGAGTGCCCATGTAGTCTGGTGCCATTGAGCCACTATAGGAACCATAGGGAACTGGCGCATTGTTTCGTGCATCGTCAAGCGCGGCCCTAGCCGCCCATTGCGAGTTCTCCAAAATCTCCTTGGCGTTCAGGACTCCTACCTCGCGCGTGTATCCTGCATTGCTCACGTTGGTGTTTCGCGTCCTGCTTGCGTTGGCCTTCATAGTGTTCGTCGTGTTGTTCGTGTTGTTGGTGGCACAGGCGTTGTTGTTCGCGGTCTGTGACGTGATGCAGGAATTGGTGTTGTTCGTCTGGTCGGTTCCAAGGCTGTTGGTTACCGTGTTGTTTGCGTTGTTGTTGGCGTTGGTGATGGCCATGTTCTGATTGTTCCTGCCAACGGTTCCGTTTGCGATGGTTGTCTGGCATTGCGTGAGCAGCACGGCATTGTCGTTGTTTGTCTTTGCCGTGAGCGAAGCGGTTATCGCTCCGGTGAAACCGCCGACAATGGCACCACCCGCAGCGCCTATGCCAGCACCAACAGGCCCACCAATTCCCATGCCTATTCCGCTGCCGCTTATCGCACCCTGAGACATACCATTTACGCCACCAACGGCAAAGCTGGTGTTTCCTGTGTTTGCCGTGGTCGCAATCGACGCCTCGTTCTCAGCCGCCGTGTTCGCCCTCATAAGGCTGTTCGAGTTTGCCATGCATGAATGCGCCGTGGTGTTGTCGTTATATACGATAACTGAAGCTGCTTGGTTTGCAAGGCTTTGGTTGCTTGAGTTTGTGGCGCACGTTAGCGCCGTGTTTGCGGTTGCCGTATTGCAGCTGTTCGTGTTGTTCGCAACCATCGTGTTCGCGTTGGCATTCACATTGGCTTGTGCGGTGTCAGCCAAATCGACAGCGTTTGCGCGTGCCGTGTTAGCGTCTCGCACGGACGTGTGATACCCGACAAGCGCATTCCTTCGCGCGTTGGCAAATGCCCTGTTGTAGTTGTGCAGGTTGTAGGCAGTCTTTCCATCCATGTAAAGCGCGTATGTCGGGATGTTCATGTCGAAGCAATATTTGAACCAGTCCGAGTCGTACATTTCCCTAGCTTGCTTCTGACCGTTGAGGTTAACCCAAGAATAGCTAGTCGAACCAGTTCCACCAATTCCGGTGAAGAGAACTCGAAGATTGAGATATGGAAATGCTACAGATGAAATGAACTCGCAGCCGATGCCACAGGTGTCCTCAATCCTGACCTCTATCTCCCTGCTGTCGTTGTCGGTCAACTCAAGACGGGAATATGGGAAAGTATAGAGCTTTGCAAATCGCTCGTACTTCTCGGGAAAATCAAAGTCAGATTTAGATAAAGTTATATTGCCGATATTTTTGTGCTTACCAGTTATAGCGTAAATCCTATGTCCAGCCAAACGTGCATTGAGTTGCTTAAAGGTTATCATTTCTTCATCAATTATGAAACAGGCTTGAATCGTGTTCATAAACCCAGGCACTTCATTTCTCAAATCTTGAAGAAATGTACCACCATTGAAGCATTCCGAAGCTGGTACGGCATAGACGTTGAGGTTGTTCATAATCATGCTACCGTTTGCGGCACCATTTCCCGTTGGTGTCGTTACCGTGTCGAACCTACGTCCATCACCGAACTCGAAACCATTTACCCTAAGCTGATAACCATAGCGAGCATCAACGTCCTCGTAAGTCGGCTGCGCCCAATAATCCGTCTCGGAACCAGAAACTTGGCCTGCCTTTGACAGCATTTCTGGATAACAAGTCGAAGCGAAACAAACCCACTTCTCGCCGTTGCCAAATGGGATGTACCTAGACGAACCCACAATCGTGGTGTTTCCGAAGTCATAGTCCGGTGCCAGAAGGTATGCGTTGTTTTCCATCGGGTTATCAAGGTACTCGTCAACGTCAGAGAACGCAACAGGCGCATGTCCACGTTCTAGCATCATGAAGTTGACGTCCAAATCGTTGATAAAGTTAGTCCACACGTCAGGGGTCAGAAACACCGTCGTTGTGTTCGGTGCCTGATACTGCAAGTCGTTGATGAAGAAGTACCAACGCCTATGACCGTCCTCGCGTTCATAGTCGATTGGCTCGTCCGTACTTGTCGCAATCGGCGTGTCAATATATAGGTAGTTGTAACGCGCCAGAACGTCATACGGAACTGGCAGCTTCACGCTGCCGTCAGGAAACATGCGCGTGTTCTTGGAAGTCAACGTGATTTCCTGATAGTCGGAAAGCGCGTCGAAATATGCATCCCTGTCCGCGTCGGAATCGAACTTCACAACGTCCTGATAATCGCTGTTCCAAATGACGTTAACAACTCGAACCCTAGTGTTCTCGTTCCAGCGCGAGTAATCGAACTCGTTCTGGAATCGAAAAACGTCAACGTTTGACAGATATGGGAAGTCGTTAGTCCTGTCAAGGTGTGGAAAGTGCTTGTTTGCCAATTGAAATCACCTCCCAAAAAAAGGAAGATGGGAACCCTCCGAAGAGGGTTCCCGTTTGGAACAACGCTAGGCCACGGTGAGAGTGGCGGTCTTGGTGTACTCCGTGGTGGCACCGGACGGGTTCACATAGGCGAGCTTCGCGGTGACCGTGATAACCGCACCGGAAGGGAGCCCCTTCGCGACATGCAGCGTGCCGCACGGTGTCTGATGCGGGGTCGCGTCGATATCACCATCTGCGTCGTACACGGCAAAGCTAGCACGTGTGGCGGGCGAGTTGATGGGTGCATCGTCTGCACCAGTGACGGTGACATCGAACGTGGCCGAGTTGGGAGCGGTGTACACGCCGTCATAGGTGCTGGGCGAGAGCGTGGCGGTGATAGGAGCGAAAATCTGGTAATCATCGCCAGCGTTGACCGTGGTCACGGTCTGACCATCCATATCCTTGAAAACGAGGTTGCCCATTCCAGTCACAGCCTGCGTGACCGTGGGGACGCTGGTTCCGTTCGCCGTGGTGAACAGGATAGCGGGGACGAACGGGGAAACGGAATAGATGCCCCAGTGATGCAGGAAGTAGTTCACGCCAAGCGTCTTGGGATTGTACATGGATGTAGTCTCATAGACGGTGTCCTTGCACATGAAGAAATCTTCGGTGGTGAGAAGCGCCTGAGCGCCAGGAATCGGGAACTCGTCAATGAGGATGGTTCGGTACTGAATCTCGGCCTTGTCAACGTTGAACAGGACGGCAAGCGCATCCACGTCGATGGAAGCCTGAACCTCGGGGGTTAGGATAAGCACCAGTTCGGACGGTTTCACGAACACGGGAACATCGGGGATGGAACCGCTGTTGTAAAGCGTGGATGGGAATTGCAGCTTTCCGGCAAGCGCACGAGCGTCCTTCAGAAACGCCTTCGCGGTGGCCTCGTTAGTGATAGCGGAAATCTGCTGCTTGTAGAAGCCCCAGTTCTGCTCATAGAACGCAATGAGCTCCTTCATGATAAGGAACTCGTCGTACTCGTCGCTGTTCATGGGAGTCTCGAGAATGCCAGCGATAAGACGGTTAAGACCACCCTCCTCGGTGAAGGCGGTTCGCAGTTCCTCGTTGTTGACGGTAATGTCGTAGCGGTCGCGTCGGTTCTGCGAGTGGTACCAAGCGGCAACGTCAGGGCGTGCAATCTTGAACACGTCCTCGGCATCGTCTCGATAAGCGTGGGCACGAATCCACTTGGGGATGATTTCCTGAAGCGTGGAACCGTAGCGCATACGCGACTTCTTGAACACGGCAAGCGGGTTGCGGAAGGTCTGCTGGTGGACGTAGGTATCGCCGATGCGCATCACGAGTGCGTCGATGAACTGGTTGTAATACTGTCGGTTCATGGGGTCGAACAGGGCATCGATGGTGGCCTGAATGTTGCCCTGAGTCGGCTCGGGGATTCGCTGCTGGAAGTCGTTCGTACCAGCGAGCCAAATCTTGTTGATGATGGTGGAATTCTTCTCAGCCATTTTTACCTCCTAGTTTTTAAAGGCTCAAATCAAGTTCAGAAATGGAGCGGAAATCGTCGAAATCGTCAGGCTCGTCAACCTCGGTAGAATCGTTGACAACTGCGCCGTTCTCAATCATGACGGCCTGTGCGTCACGCAGAGCGGTGATGGAACCAGACAAGTCGGCAACCATCTTCTCAAGGATTCCCATGCGGTCCATCAGCGCCGCAAACTCGGTGGAGTTCGTTCGCTCAACGTCGCGCGTGTCTGCGTCGGTGTCCTCGACCTCCGTTTCCATGTCGTTCTGCTCGGACTCAATATCGTCCTTGATATCAGCGTCCGAATCCTCGACAATCTTCTCATCGTCCTCGTTCATGTCTTACCCTCCTAACATACTTTCGGTTCTCGTTACATAACAGAGCGGCCGACACAGGCTTTACCCATGTCGGCCTAAGTATACCGCAGACAGCGCGTTCGCACAACCTGCTGAAATGGTGGGAGCCAGACCACGGCAGACGCGACGCAGCCAAGCGTTTTCCCGCGCGTCCTGCCTACTCGCTTCGTGTGCGGTGCCACCTGCTATGCATCATGCTATCACTCTTCGGGCCACTCTTCAACCACCAGACTCACCTGATTCTCCATCGGCGCGTATTCCTTGCCGCACACGCCGCAATATCTGGGAAACAGGAATGGGAAGTTATTCCGGTTCCTCGCGTTGTACTGCGTGAGTTGCACGTATCCGCAGTACGGACATTGGACCCTAAGTGTCTTTCGCAGGTATGGCTCGTCCTCTAGCAGCTTTGGGTCCTGCATTTCGTATACGATTGTCTGTGCCGCGATAAGTCCCATTTTACCTCACTCCAAACATCTGTAATACCTGCACGAAATCGGTCTTTATCTGAAGCGACTCGTAGCGTATGATTCCAAGGTAGTACGCTTCGCTGAATATCCTGAACACGCCTGAAGCGCGTTTTGCGGCAACGTAGTTGATGCCCGAATCGGAAGTCGTGAGACTGTACGTCACCTTGTTGGTGTTCTTGGGTATCTTTCTGGACACGTAGTAAAGCCCCTCGGTCATGTCAAGCCAGATGCCATATTTCTTTCCGTTACAGACGATGCCAAAGTTGAACTTCGCCCGACTCGGTTTTTGCTCCACGAAATCCTCGCTGAAGCCAACGAACTCGTTGAATGCCGCAAGCCTACCAGCTTCCGTGCCCGATAGCATTCGTCCCGCGACTGTTCCCTGTAGCTTCTCTATTGCGTAGCTTTCTGGGTCAACGTAGTGAAGCAGGAAGTTCTTGTTGTTGTACCACCTGTAACCAAACTCCAAGTCGGTTCCGACCTTGTAGAATGCGAAGTACGGGTTTGCAATGTCACAGGCGTTCGCCAACAGGTATACCCTTGGCTCGACTCCATCCGTGTCTGCCCTCTCGCGCGATGCCGTGTCCACCATGTTTGCCAGAATCGTGGGCTCGTTTGGGAGGTAGTTGTGGAACCTGTCCCAACGCTCCAAGATGAACTCGTCAAATATGATTCTGCGGACGTTGAAATACGTTTTCTTTTTCTTCTTCTGCTGTTCGCTCAATGCGACGAAATATCCAAGCACATTCCATTGCAGCTTTTTCTTCTCGTCCTCGCTGTCCTTTCGGGCGATGTACATGTACTTGGAATCCGTGCGAAAAGCATAGTCCTTGAACTCGTCAAGTTCTGCCAGTCGGTCGAAGTAACCGTCCGCCACGTCGGAAAGTTCAATCTTGTATCGAACGATTTCCATGAACCTATATCCGCGCTTTATGTAGTCAAGGATACATTGCCTTCTTATGCCAAAGGTCTTGCCAACTCCGCGCGCACCAATGACAGTCGTAACGTCGGCATCATATGATAACGTCTTTTCCCAGTCATAATACTTACTCATTTTCATCGTCCTCATGGTCCTCGTGCCAGAAACGAACTATCAGCTTGTAGGTGGCGAAAACAGACTCAGGTGACAGCTCGTATTTGTGAATCAGAATCCAAGCGGCATCGTACATTGCATAAACTGCTTCCACAAAGTTACTTATTGCGTCGGCCATTTTCAGCACTCTTCCTTTCCTCGTAGTTGTCGCAATAATAGCAGGCTTGGAACATGCCATAGCTTGTCGCTTGCCTTATGCCCATCTGGTCGCACCTGAACTTCATGTCAATTGCATCCAAGTCATAACCCAGCAGCTTCAAGAACTTACAGGGCTTTTCAAGGTGCTCGTTTGGGTTGTGCATTCTATGCTCCAATCAAGACGTTGTCTGCACAGGGGTCTAGTGCTATGACGGGAACCTTTCCGTCTCGCAACATTATGTACTTTGCGCGTTCATCTATACACCTCCCATATTTACGCCTAAGATAACCCAACGAAAATGCATTTGTAATCTTGTCCGTATCTCCAACCCATCTGCCACATGGATAAAGCGCCGTGGATTGGTGGACGTTTACCTCATGCGTATCACCTAAATAATCCGTCACCAGACCAATGAACCTATCCGTTGCCTGTGGATGCCGTGATTCCAGTGAGTGACATATCTCATTGGAAATGTAAACGTTGTAAGTGAGCGTTGATAGCAATACATCTTCAATGGGATTTCCAGCACTGACAAGGTCGTTGATGAACGTCTCGATATGGTACTGGTTGATTGGCCTTGAAAGTCCTGCGCACGTGATGTGTGCCTTTCTGTCATAGGAAACTCGCGCCTTGTTCCATGCTTCAACGTGGTAGTCATAATGTGCGCCCCTGTTCTCAATGTCAAACGAACCGATTCCGCTTAGCGTTGACGCAAACTTTCTGAACGTGCTCCTAACCCTCTTCATGCACTCGTCAATGGCCCTCTTCGAGCAGTCCGCGATTGGTCTTAGACTTTCCTCCAACTCGTCGTCGGTAACGTCACTGTTACAACTGACCTTCAATGAGTCGGTATCGCCGCCAAGAACCCTGACCCTATCGTGAAAGTGTTCATACACCAATTCCATAGCTATCACAAGGTGCATTCTCGAGCCACCCACGATTCGCATTCCGTAGTTATAGAACACGCGACATGTTCTTGGCTGCTTGCTATCCCAGTTATCTGCTGTGGTTATCGTACTTTCGTCAATCACCAGCGAACCACCAGAGCACTTGTAGCTTGGCTTATAAATGTCCTGTGCCATTGTGCCATAGATTCCATTGAACATTCCCTTGACCGTTGACGTGTACCAACTGTCAAAGAACTGCTTCTTACAAGTCCCGTTGCGCAATGACTCAGCGATTCCGTCCGGTATTCCGGTGAGGTTGTACGTATACGGTTCGCCCTCCACGTAATGCGATGAAATGAACTTTGCGGCCGACTTCTGCTCGAATAGCTTGTTTGACTGTAGCGTAACGTAGTCTGGTGGTAGCTTGAAATGTCGCGTGACTTCTCCGCCTATTACCTCGTAAGAATCCCACTCGTAGACGCGACTTACATTCCACAACTCAATCTCATTCAAATGCAGCACCACATTCTCGCCCTCATACAGCTTGCCGAATGCGAATGTAACTTTGCCAGAAAATTGGTCATACCATCCGCCACTCCTAACGCTGTTTTCCTGTGCCACGGCACGTTCGTCAAGCCCGATGCCAGAACCAGCTTCCTGCTCACGCTTGAACTTCGACGTGCTTTCCAGTGCTATTCCCCACTTCTCAAAGCACGAGCCCTTGCGCAAGCGAATGTTACGGAACCGAATACGAGCGTGAATCGCGCAATCGAACGGCTTGTGATAGTTTGCCATAATCTCTTCTCGCGTGGTATTTAGTATGCGCTCGCAATACATTCTCAAAATCTGTGGCTTATCGACAACGAAATCCTGCGGAACATAGCGCCCATTTATGAAAGTGTGATGCATCGACGTGACGTCAAGTGACGCGACGTTTCGCATGAGTTGGCTTGCCGTGGCCGCTGCCGTGAACGTGAAACCTCCCCTGAAACAAGCCTTTCTCAATGCGTAGATTCCATACGTCTTTGGAAGTTCCTTCTTGCATTGCTCCATGAATGCCTTGTCCAGCGTCAGAACCTTGCCGTTCTTCTTGTCGATTTTAAGCTGTGCAATCTCGCGTCGTGCCATTTGCCTTACGATTGACGTTTTCGTGAGAACTCGACTACCCAAATCGCTTTGCTTCATCCACTCATTTGCGTGTAACAGATATCGAAGATATGCTGGTATCACCTGAACGTCACGCGCGGCATAGTAAAGTTCCTGTTCCGTGAGTGGCGTTTGTGGTGTGCGAATCAGCGAGTAATCCCAATCGCCAACGGCCTTTTCCAGACCGCACGTCTTGCCCATCGCCGCAAGCCCTCGCATTTCAAGATGGTATGTGTCCCAGAATCGAAGTAACATCTTGTCAGTTTCCTGCTCGTATAAATCGACGGTGTAGACGTTGGTCGATGATTGCGCGTTCGCCTGTATGTCATAGCGCCTGTTCAAGTCCTCCATAAGTGGCTGCAAATCGAACATGAGGTTGTAGGCGCAGATTATGGGTACTTCTCCTACAACTTTGCCCCATTGGATGTATTCGTCGATTCTTGCTTGCATTTCTGCTTCTGTCCTGTAGAAGTTAATCTTGTCATCGGTTTCGGCTTCATAGTTGTACAAGTCTTTGTCGCGTATGTCGTTGTCGATAAATAGGACTGGATATGCGCGTGTGTTCTCACCTTCTCCAATGTTACAAGTCTCGGTGTCATAGACAGAGACGATTGTGAACTTGCGCCGAACCAATTTGGATGCTCCTTATGATGATAGTTCGTAGATGGGAGAACCTTGGTCTGTGTCTGCCGCATCACCTGCTGCCAATTCGTCATACATCTGCTGCTCTTCTTCTGTCATGTCCTCGTAGCCGTATCCGTTGCGAATCTTCTGTATCAAATCGAACTGCTCTTGTGTCTGTGCCAAAACGTACTCGACAGCTTCCTCCAAAGACTTATAACCCAGACCCTCAAGAATCGCTTGGTTTCTTGCGTGTTCGTCTGCTCCCTGCCAATACTTCTGAGTCGCGCTGTAGAATCGCTTTACTTCCTCGGCTGTGTACTTGCCTATCTGTCCGCCAGCTTTCTCGACTTCTTGTGTGCTCTTCAATGACGCCAGATTCAGCTGTTGTGTCGTTATACGGTTTTGTGTTGCTATGTCCTGCCTTAGCTGCTTGATTTTCACGCGCGTTTGCGATACATTCATCTGCGCTTTTGCTATGTCGTTCAGTCGGTTGATTGCGGCTTCTCGTGACTCGACTGTTCTGTTCTTTATTCTCTTGCCCGATTTGGTGTACTGTCTTGTCTGTTGCATGTCGCGCTGCATTTGCTTTATGTTTGCTTGCATTGATTCGCGTTCTGATTTCGTGTAATATCCGCTCTTGATTGCTTCCTTCAATGCGTTGATTCTTCGCTGTGCTAATTGTCGGGCCGCACGTGCCCTATTTCCTGTTGTTGCCACGGTACCTCCTTTTGAAGTGTAAAAATAAAGGAGTGTAGACCTCTAGAAATCTACACTCCTTCACTCGTAACTATGCTAACAAAATTAGCACATTACCCAAGCGGAACAATGGTCTTGAGAGAGTTTCCATTATTGAGTCGCTGCTCGATGCACTTAATCTTGCGCCCATTCTCGCCGAAATTACCAGACCAAAGGGCAACAATAGTACGGATGGAACGAGCGACACCATCAGACTGCGAGAAAAGCACCTTGCCGTCAGCCAGAATCAGATAAGTATTCGTGCAAGCGGAACCAGACACAGCACGGACACCAGAAGTGGTGACAACATCCTTGAGCATAAGTTCCTTGTTAACGTAATCCTTCAGGGGCTCCGCACCATTAAGCGCAGTAGCAACCGAAATCTTACCCTCTTCAGTGGTCAAATCGACGGTACAAATGAATCCCTCGGGAATGTTGAAATCGACGGTCTGAATCTCGGTGTTGGAAACGGTCTGAATCTCGGTGTTCTTGGTAGCCATTTTTTAGTCCTCCTTGATGGGTTTGATTTCTGCGTACTTAATGAACTCTTCCAGCGTCATGCTTGCATAGAACGTTTCGGTACTTATAACGTCGTTCACAATAAGACGCTTAATTCCGGTGTCCTTACGAAAACGATTTTGCGCTGAAAGTACATCACGAATACCGTACAATTTCATCTCGACATTGTGTGGTTCGTTTTGCTCGTCATAATACAGCACAGAATACGTCGTAATTGACACGCGCCTTCCGATTCTGCCTTTTGCCATACTTTCACCTTCTTTCTTGGCTCCACTTTTCTAGTCATTCTTTGCGCGATAAGCAATATACGCAAGACAAGCATACGACACGAGCATAACAATAACGTCAAAGATTCGATGCGCTATGTAGTCCATGCCATTTGCTCCGTTTCGTGTGTGTTGCCTTTCGCGTACCGCTATGATACCATGCGCGTGTGGCATCTGTCAAG